TATGAATGAATCAGATATCGATGATTATCCAGAAGGTGAATACAGTGAGTCTGATGAAGACGATGATACTGAAGAAATAAACTATCTAAAAGAACTTATGGGAGACAAGGGTACAGAAACCGAGTATGAAATTACTTTTGGTGATGAAAATTACGGAGAACAAAATGAAGATGAAATGTTCGGTGGAAACAAACATGACTTCCATAGACGAGATGGTCACAAAATGGGTGATGTAGGTGGAAGAAAGTATGGTAAAGGTGGACACTACAAAGATTACGAATCTAAAATGTCTAGAATGTCCAGAATGGGATCTGATGAAATGTTAGAAATGGATTTCGAACTGGATGCCGAAACTAAACTTTCTGATAGAATGATGGAGGCAAAATCCTTTAAGGCTAAAGGTACTGGAATGGGTAACCCAAATAAATTTAAATATTCAAAGGACTCAAATTCCAAAGGTTTCAACACAAAAATGAAACAGGGAGATGCGACCAAGTATACTGGTAAAGTTCCGAAAAAAATGGATTATGATGATGAGGTTAACATGGAAGGATATACTGAAAAGCCGAAGAAAAGAGAAACTAAAGAATCTTCACGAACTTTAGGGGCTGGTAAATATTGGGGTAGAGAAGGTCTTCCTAAACCAAAAGCGGCACCACGTAGATTACGTAAAGAAAGTACTGAAGAACTTGAAATTCTTAAAACTAAAAATGAGGAATACAGAAATGCCTTAAATGTGTTCAGAGAAAAACTTAACGAAGTTGCAGTTTTCAATTCAAACTTGGCTTACGCAACAAGATTGTTTACAGAACATTCAACAACAAAACAAGAAAAAATCAATATCCTTAAAAGATTTGATTCAGTGGAGTCGTTGAAAGAATCTAAAAATCTTTATCGTACAATCAAATCAGAATTGGACACAACACCAACTATCAATGAGTCAAAATCAAAAATAAACGAATCTATCGAGAGAACTGTAAACAAAACTCCATCTAATGGGTCTTCAGTAAACTTGATCGAATCAAAAACTTATGAGAATCCTCAGTTCTTACGAATGAAGGATTTGATGAAAAAACTATAAAAAATAAACTTTTTTAAAAACTCGTATATTTATTATATACATAAAACTAAATAAAGCCTAAAAAAAATTAAAAATGGGAGCATTATTAGAATCAGGTCTTGTTGGTAACATCGGTCTTAAGCACCTTAAAGTTATCAAAGAAGATACTATTAACAAATGGGATCGATTAGGATTCCTTGATGGTCTTAGAGGTCATCTAAAAGAAAACGTGGCACAATTATATGAAAACCAAGCGTCACATTTGATTAACGAAGCAACTTCTGAAGGTTCTAACGGAGCGTTCGAAACTGTTGTTTTCCCAATCATTCGTCGAGTTTTCTCTAAATTGTTGGCAAATGACATCGTATCAGTACAAGCAATGAACTTACCAATTGGTAAATTGTTCTACTTTGTACCTAAAATCCAAGGATATTCTGGTGGTACTTACACAGGAGCATATCCGTCAAACTCTGGAGACCATTATTCTCCTGTAGGTGCACCTGGTAACTACACTGGTGATACTAACGCAGGATATGATTCTGGTACAGGAACTTACAATCCTACTTACTCAAAAAATCTTTATGACTTGTTTTATGAAGGTTCTGAGGCAGGATTAGATCCTCCAGGATTATTCGATTATTCTAAAGGTCGTTGGTCTGCTGTAACACAAAACACATCCATGTTACAATGGTCTAACGGTAACTTGGTTGATTTCCAAATTACTTCTGAAGGTAATTACCGAAAAATCATCATGAAACTTTGTGGATGGAATTCTTACATCGGATGGGGTAAATTAGTAGGACCGGATGGTGCTGAAGTTGATTCTGAGACTTTCCTTTCAGATCTTAAAATCTTCGCAAACCAACCAACTATTTCCGCATCTACAACACCATGTAATGTATTAGGTACTCAAGCGGCTCCAGTTCCATTATTGTTTAGAGTTGTTACTCAACAATACGGTAAAGGGATTGTTAATCCTAACTCTAAAACTTCTCAAACATCATTCCCTTCAACTGGTAACGGTGGTTCTTTTGACAACATTTGTGACCCAGAAGGTTGTATCTATTTGGAAGTTGATTTATCTTGTCCAGTATGTGCTGATTGTAACTCTACATCTTTGGATGGTTACACTGGTACTACTATCTTTTCTGCAGCATCTGCAACATCCTTTACGGCTGTTTGGAGACGTTATGAAGAATTAGAATTCGAAGACAAAATTGGTGAAGTATCTTTTGACTTAGAATCAGTAACTGTTTCTGTGTCTGAAAGAAAACTAAGAGCACAATGGTCTCCTGAATTAGCACAAGACGTTGCGGCATTCCACAACATCGACGCAGAGGCTGAACTTACAGCATTGTTGTCTGAACAAGTGGCTGCTGAAATCGATCGTGAAATTCTACGTGACCTTCGTAAAGGTGCGGCTTGGAACTTACGTTGGGATTACAACGGATGGAGAAGAATTTCTCAAACAACTTCTTACACTCAAAAAGACTGGAACCAAACTTTGATCACAGCAATCAACCAGTTGTCAGCACAAATCCACAAGTCAACTCTTCGTGGTGGTGCTAACTGGATCGTTGTATCATCTGAGGTTTCCGCAATTTTTGATGATTTGGAGTACTTCCACGTATCTAACGCTTCACCTGAGCAAGATCAATACAACATGGGTATCGAAAGAGTAGGTACTTTAGCAGGACGTTACCAAGTTTACCGTGATCCTTACTTCCCACCAAACCAAGTTTTGATTGGACACAAAGGAACATCATTGTTAGACACTGGTTACATCTACGCACCGTATGTACCTCTACAATTGACACCTACAATGTACAATCCATTTAACTTTACACCTATCAAAGGTATTATGACACGATACGCTAAGAAAATGGTTAACAACCGTTTCTACGGACGTATCACAGTTGATGGAGTACGTACATTTGACTTACAAGAATTGAGATAATCAATTAAAGGTTAAATAAAGAAAAAGGTCAGATTCGTCTGACCTTTTTTATTTTATATGATTTATTCTTCGGAATTTTTAGATATTACTCTAATTGCTTTTGATAGAACTTCAGATTCACCAATTGTGAAGGATCCCCGTTTGTGAGCGGCTTTAATTGCTTCGACCAAATAATAAATGGCATGACCCTCATCCATTGAGGTTAAAATTAATTCCAAATGATTTTCATCAAGTATATTTATTGTTCCGAATAGATTTCCATACAAATTATTTGAGTTTTCCATATTTTTAAACTTTTATGATATTTATAAGTATAGGTATTATTTTTCTATGTTAAATAAGATTATTAAAAAAATATTAAACGAAATTACATCGACCAGTTCTTCTAGAGGTAGTTATGTATCACCGTTACTTCCCGGGTTACGGGATTTTGGAGATAAGTTAAACAAACCTTACACAGAAATCCTTAATGACTATGACAGTGCGTTACTTGATTATGACAGTTTAGATGGTGATATGTCGACTCACCCAAAATGGATAAGTAAGATAGAAAAAAGGGCAGAAAAAGTTACAAATGATATTAAAAAACACCCAGATAAATTTGCCTGGGATGGGGATGCTGGTATTATGAACTCACTTCCTAAAAAAAATACAGACGCGAAACCAATTAAGTTACCCAAAAAACAAAAACCTAAGACAAAACTTGAAAGTATTGATGATGTCATAAAAAACATTTTACGAGAAACTATCAAACTAAAATCAAATGAAAATGCAATCAATGAAGTTGATTCATCAACTAGTGCAGGGGTATACAGTGGCCCAGTTGAATTGGGGTTAAAAAAATGGAAAAAAAATTTTTTAAGCCCTTTTTCTATTGAGGTAGATCATGATTATAATGATTATGCCAAAAAACCTAGTTTGAAAAATAATATCAAAAGGACGGTCGGGGTTTGGGAAAAAAACAAAGATGGGTCATATAATCAGGAAGAATACCCGGTTCATGCGGTAAACGAAGATTTGGCTGTATGGTTTGGTAAAAAGAAAAAAACAAAAGGGTCATCTCAGCCAAAAGGACCTTGGGTAGATATATGTAGAAAAGTAGATGGTAAACACCCCCCATGTGGAAGAAAGGATGCCGACACAGGATCATATCCAAAATGTAGAGCCTCTGGTGTTGCAGGTAAAATGAGTGATTCACAAAAAAGATCGGCATGTCAACAAAAAAGAAATGCCGAAAAAAAAGATCCTCAATCAGGAAAAGGTCAAAAACCTGTTATGACAAGTTACAAAACCAAAAAAATGAATGAGGATCAAATTATAAGAAGAATACTTAGGAATCTATAATTTTAACTTAAGTGAGTTTCTACTCTATTATTAATTTTATTTAATATTTTAATTAGTGAGTCGTTAATTTGACTTTGAACTATACTTTCAGTAACCGATCTTCTTTTTTCTGATTCTTTATCGAATAAGAAAAGAACTCTTTCGAAATCTCTACCACTTAACTTAACGTCATAATGAAATGTATGATTGGTCAATTCGATTCTTCCCCAGTCTAATGTACAAAATAAATTAAGTGTATTATTCACTATAAATCTTTTTTGTGACATTGGTGCAATTACAAGTTCAGAATCCTCGTGAGAAATGAGTTTTACACATATACGGAACGCAATTTTTTCGTGATCTTGTAAATATTCTTCGGTTTTAAGTCCTTTCGAACGTCCTAATTTTCCTAAATAAACTTTAAATCTTTTGTAGAATCTTAGAATACTTTTTTTCATATTGTCTTTTTTTGTTTTTACAAATATAAAAAAGAAAATTTAATTATTCAAAAGTAATTTTAAAAAAGTTCTCCAAGTCCCCAAATCAATTTCATTTCTACCTATGTTTGCGGAATAACAACATAGTACAACATTATCTTTAGTATATCCCTTATTATTATCTAATCTATCTAAAGATGGTTGTTGTGGATGTTTTTTTTGATGGGAAGGTATTAAAGGTATTTTAAACCAATGACAAAGACCGTTTTGTTTCTCCATCATTTCATTGATGTCGTCAACGGTTAACGTACATTCTATTTTTCTATGTTTTGAGTCATGAATAAGAGTGTTTTGCCACAATCTAACCCTTCTTTCTTTTTGTAAGATCCCTTCTCTTTTTCTGTGTTCCGGATCTAATCTTTTCTTTCTTTTATATTCTCGTGTTACTTTTAAAATACATTCTTTACATTTATTTCCTCTTTGAGTTTTATAAAAATCAGTTATAGATTTTATTTTTCCGCATTTACTACATTGTTGATCCATACTAATAAATATACGGATAAACATAAAATTCAAAAAAAGAGATATTAATTTCTTTTATTCTTTAACAAAACGCACCTGAACACCTTCTTTTTCCGTCGAGTCCTTTGATTTTTCCTTTGCATACTTGAACGGCGTGACCATTACTATAAGCAGAGGGGTGAACGTCATATTTCGCTTTAGCAGATGCTAAACCTCTGGCACAAAGTTTTGTTCCTGTTTTTTTTCTACCTTCCATCATGACCATATCTTCATCATCAATATTCATTGACATTTGCATTCCATGTTTTTTTGTCTCATTCATTAAAAAATCAAAAACTTGATCCATGTTATTTTTTGCTTCCGCGATATGATCCTGAGCCCAGTCGTGACCATTTTCAAGAATTTCTTCAATCATAGAATGATCCAATTCTAATAACATATCACATTGTCTTCTCATTTGTTGTAAATTTGAAAAGAACATATATCTTGAAGACCCTCTTTCTTGAGTTGATGGTTTATCTTCAAAAGTTTCTTTAATTACTCTTTTAATAATTGAATTTAAATTTCTCATATTTAATTATTTAATCCATTAGGTCCACCTAAAACGACCATGTTACTTTGAACTACCGCCTTACCATCTGTTGATGTCCATACAGGATGAGGTACAGCCACACTTGTTACAGTAGAACCTGAATCACAAGGACAACAAATAACACAGACTGTATATTCAGTTCCAGCGGTTACTGTTTGATTTTTATAACAATCCTCACATCTAGTAAAAACATTGATTGATTGTGGCGAAATATCAACCCCATTAGGATCAACGTTACCTGTTGCAATATAACATCTTGGTGCGGAGCCATCTAATGAAAATTGATAAATTAAATCTATTGTAGGTACAAAACCAAGACTAGTTGCCGATACCACCTCTAAGTCGCCAGTTATACAGTCTTCAAATTCAAAACCAAGTTCTTTATCTATATAGCATTCAATACAATCTTCATAAAATGCCAATCCCTGAAACTGAATTGTTGGAGTTTCGCTTAATGATGCATTTCCTAAAATTGTATAACATTGTGTTGCCCCTGGACCTGATCCAATAGGAAATCCACCAACTATTTGTCCGGTTGTAAAACCTGTACTACCAGTCAATATTACAACTACTTCATCTATA